CTGCTTCGCCTTCGCGAATATAACGAAACATGGAACTGATGATTTCAGGACTACGCCACACTTCCACATAGTCAATTGAGTTGGCAACAGGATTATGCACCTTTACACGCCAAATCAAGTTGCCATTATCACGGCTTGTTTCAAAGATTTGATTGTGTGGGTTCCATGCAGTTTGCATGTGAGCAGTCTGCTTGCGTAGGTTCAGTCCAGTACCAGTGGCATTATTTCCACCGTTGAAATAATTGGCAACAAAGTCATCGTTACGATCACGGTGCTTACACCAAATGTAACGCACTGCCCAAGGACCTTGGCGGTCGGGAATAACCAATGGTGGTAATTGTTCACCGTCGGGTAATGTCCATTGTGGATCTGCAATTGCCAAATATGTGCTGTTAAAATTCAAACTCATTTAGTTCTCCTGTTGCTTGTAGTTATTGTATTCTGGAGAAGTATTTTGACCAAAGTACCAAATGAAACACTCATCGTTGTCGTGCCACGAAACATCTGTGGCGTATAATGGAATTTCCCAATGGTTCAAGACAGCGTTGGCCATCAGCAGCAACATGTCATGGTTGTTTTTATATTCGTCTAGTCCAAAGTACCAAGCAATACAAAAATTATCGCAGTCGGCTGCGTCTAGATAACACAGGATTAGATCCATTTCTGTCATTTCATTTACTTTTAAATTTATCATTTTATTTTATTGAGAACTACCATGTAAACATAAACCGGACAATTTGAGCAGGACAGCAACCTCGTCGTCGACATCTGCCCAAATACAAATATCAAATTGATATTTGACACTATTACCAAATGTCCAGAATATTCGGTCAGCTGGAATATCAAACTCCTTTAGCATTTCAAATTCAGGTTTCTGCATCCAATTCCACACTGCGGCACCTGCATAAATTTCTACATCTGCATCACCTGCATCACCCAGCTTTAGATTGACCAGTTTTACTCGTTGCATTTTAACACCAATTTGGCCATGACAAGATCTTCACGCGACTCAAATCCCAACGCAAGTTTATACACTCTTTCAAAAGATCTATGATCAAACATTTCGCCTGTTTGTGCATTAACAACTTTTATATGATGCTCTTGCAATTCAGCTGCAACCTGCAAGAATGTGCTGGTGAAGCAAGGTATAGTCATTGGCACTGGTGCCATCCAAAAAAAACAAACGTTTTGTAAACCAACCAATGATGAGTTTTTATGTCGGTGCACCACGGCCCTTCTAGCAGGCTTCTGTTGAATGATTTGGCCATTTAATTATTTTGCCAATTAACAAACAAGTCCCGTACTTTTGCTATATAAGATTCTTTGTAACTTGTAACTACCAGGATACGTTCTTTTTCTGGATCAACCCCTACCCGCTGGCCACCATAACCAACCCACCAATATGATGGTCGTGGTCCACTTGTGCTAATCCAAGTTTGATATCCATATTCTCGATACAACCGACCAGTGTTGCCATTATTGGTAATCTGTGGGCTAGTAGCATCTTTAATAAACCGTTGCTGACACACAGTTCCCTTTTTAGATAAATGCACAGTGTACATTGCAAGTTTTGCCCAATCTCGAGTCGTTGCACTAAATCCTGCCTGTGCAATTGCCTTGTTATCTTTGTCCAACAACCAATACCCAGCACCTTCAGCACCAATTTTAGACCAAATGTGTTGTTCAAATTGCTTGATAAAACCGCCATTTTTGTCAATGACATTGGCCAGTGCAAGAGTATCAGTGCCCGAGTATCTGAACTCTTTTCCACTGGTAATATCTCTCTCTTTAACCTTGTTTAAATACTCAACACCAGAAAGTCGTTGAGATCGTTCCAGTTCCCAACCGTCACAATCTGCGCCCTTGATGCAACCATCTTTCTTCCACAAATGGTCGCCAGACGACAATGCTTTTCTTACTCCGGAGCTCATAGTGAGCAAGTTGCGCACTGTTGCTTCTCCATAAACTGTACCTTTAAGGTCGTCACTGTAATTTTGAGCTGGCTGGTTATAGTCAATTGAGTCTGTTTCACAATTCATCAAACCCAAGGTATAAGCTGTTAGACTTTTGCTCATTGACCAGCTAAAGTTTGGACGAGTAGCAGAAGCTGGCGAGTTGTATGCTTCAAATATAACTTCTCCTCGTTCAACCATAATGATACTAAGCAGTGGATTCTCGCTTGCCAACTGTTGTGCTTGTTTTACAATATCAACTTCTTTACCAGTGGGATTTCGGCTGGGAAGAATTAACGGATTAGAACCTGGCGGGTATCGATGATTTTTAAATTCAAATGACATGTCCCCTGATGCTCGGCGGGCTGATACTTCGGCAAATGTGTTTTGAGATAATGCATTATTAGAAATAACCAATAATACAATAAACAAGAATTTTTTCATAATCACTTTCGTTGTGAAAGATTAACAATTATTCCAAGAACCAGGGCAACTGCAATTAACCAAATGCCTTGAAAGACCCAAAACAACACCGGATAGTTTTCCCAAAAACTCAAGACCAGCAACTCAAAGCCAACTGCCAACGAAACAAGTCCAGACAACACCATCAAACCAACCACTGCAATCAATCGCTGTGTTGACTTTACTTCAGCTTGTGTGTTGCGCATCAGTAAGCTCGCGGTGCTGAACGATATAACTGGCTTTGGGAAATGCAAGTCGCAAGGCCTTGTCCATTTTGCGTTCCAGTTCTTCACGCCGATTGGCCTGGATCTCATTTGGCAAAATTACTTCACTTTCCTGTGGTACCCACCGTCCTACCCACTTGCCATTTTCTTTTGCTACGCCAACTTTGATATGTACGATCATAAAGTCTCCTTGTGTTTATCTATTATAAGCTAAGTTTACTTCGTTGTCAACCTATTTATAAATACCGTATGAGCTACTATAAAACTGTACAATTTAAATTTTCAGATCAGGCCTGGACTTGGTTGCAGGATTTTTTCAATCCAATCATGTTAGAATACCAAAAGTCTGCACCTGCTATTTCGGCACTGGTCGCATTCAAAGAGCCAGAACATCAACAGCTACTACAAAGTTCAGCCTGGCACGAACTTACAAAGTTCTTACAAACCTACAACATCAATGATCCTTATCCACAACTGTTCATTTATAAAAAATTGTCAAGACCACGTGAAATAGTTTTAGGGAATCCTCACATTGACACAACAGGCAAAGGTGGTACTGCTGTTGATGTTCCTACACGTTTTAACATTTTAATGCAAGGTGACGAAAACACCGAAATGGTTTGGTGGAACTATGATCGCCACAGTAGCGTGGTTGCACAGTCTAGTTTTGTAAGGCCTGACGGACAAAGTGTAGGGAGACTACAGGCTGCTGGAGAAACATTGAAAGAAAAATGGGATTCGATTGGCGATCCAATCGCGCAAAGTAACTCATTGGTTAAACAACAACAATTTGCCAGCTTTGTAAGAACTGACAAGTTGCATGCATTGAACTGGACTGGTGCCAACTCAAGACTTATACTAAGTGTGCGATCCTTAGAAGCTTGGCAATTTTAATTACTTTGGTTTACTGTTGGCTCAAGGTACACCAAGACAACCACAAACTTACTGATCAAATGACTGATACATTCTGTAGAATTGTGGCTTTAGCCCAACTCGTTCACTACTTTTCAATCTCGAGGCATTATCAACGTGCACATGAGAAGCAATGTGATTGCCGCCTCGCATCTTTACAAACTTGACCACGTACTTGTGTAGCAGTTGGTTAATTCGTTTGCCTCGTTCGTTGGGATGCGTAAATGACAGTGTGATCCAGCCACCGCGAGAAAACGGCCGGTATTCAAACACAATGCCACCAACCACACAATTGTTGCTGTCAGTGGCATAAACACAATGAGACTTGTTGACGTCGGCCCACACAACCATTGGGGCTGCAAAACCAGTTTCAATGATTTCTGCGTAAGTCTTTAAAAACAGTGTCATTGCATTACTGCCTGCAATAACATCTGTAAACGAAATTTTAAGTTCGCGGCCAGTTGCGTCTGTTTCAGTGCCCACTATTTGATCGCAGGCCGGAACAAGCAACGGCGCTTTGGGAATAGGTAAATTTGTAAACATGTTTTATTTTAGTATATTTTGTTACTGGTGTCAAGCTCAAGTGCTTCAAATATGTTGTTGTATGCATCTACGCACTTGATGAGTTTGCAACAGCATGATTCATATAACAAAACGCATAGCACCCTCAGCTCGTTGTTGAACAAGTTGTTGCGTAATTCAAGTAAATTTAAGTCAAAAAAAAAAGGATCCCTTAGGGATCCTTTTTTTTTGGTACCACTGGCGAGATTCAAACTCACATCGTACGCTTTAGAAGAGCGTTGCCTTATTCAATTAGACCACAGTGGTATTATTTGGCAATTACTTGCGAGCTTCTTTTGGCTCGCGCTTGATAACAACTGCGGCTGCAAGTTCCGCTTGAATCATTGCACGTTTAAAAGCATTGCGAGCATGTGCGTCCACAATGGAACACATCAGACGCTTTGATTGCTTGCTTAGTTTGAATGTTTTGCCTGGTTTGATCATAAGTTTCTTTCTTTGGTTAATTGGCGGAAACGGTGAGATTCGAACTCACGGGACGGTTTAAAGCGTCCGACTCCTTAGCAAGGAGCTGCCTTCGACCACTCGGCCACGTTTCCTAAATCTTTATAGTAATTGCTTGCTATGTATCTATTATAACATAGTTATCACTTGTTGTCAACACTGACTTTGAGATAAACGTTCAATTAAATTGGCAGCTTCTTCCAATAGGTCAGCAATGCGATCTGGCCGACCTTCCTGCACTGATAGCCGGCCTGGAATCTGCCGCCTGATCTCTGCACGTTTGCGTAAGCGAAAGACTAGACTTTGTTCAGAGACAGGTAAGTGGTTTTCGTCAATCATTCTTCAACTCCGAAATGTTCTTTGATCTGTTTAATGATTGTGTCTGTAATAATGCCCTCTGGTTCACCATCGCAGCACCCACACTTACATGGCTCCACAATTTCAATACATTCCTTGACAATCAATTCAGCGAATTTTTCAAAGTCAATCTTTTCAGTGCTAGTAATTGCAGGAAACCACTCACCAAAATAGTCTTGGGTTACGCTACCGAAATCTACGCCAGCCTGTCGAGCAAGTTCTTTAATTCGTTCGTTCATTTTAGAATCCATCCTTGATAATGATTGCCAGACCCATGATGACCACAGGCAAGAGGACCCATGCTAGGTTGATAATTGCGGTCATTTCTTTTCCTTAAGCTGATACAAAACCAAGTTTGTCGAGTTCGTTACGGTCGACAAACTTCATACCAATCACCTGTAGAAACTTGTTCCATGCTTCGGCTTCGGTGTCGCAGTCAAACTCCATACCACAGTCATCATTGCCCCAAACACAAGTGCGCCAGACGGGTGGATGAGCAGGGATGTGGGATGTGATGTTGCCGTTGAAAACGCATTGAACAAACATCTGTTTTTCAACACCATTGTACCAGCCTTCAATGTTGTAAGACCCGCACCAGTCATCTTGTGTTGGCTTCAATACTTCTACTCTCATACCAGTTCTCCATTTGCTATGTGTTTATTATAGCAAAAAGATCCTGGTCGGTCAACCGAAATCAGGATCTTTTTGCTTCTAAATTGTAACACTAAAGTACTACTTCAATGGACTTGTGAAATATGCAACAAATCCGGCAAAGGAAAAGGCATATTCACACGATTTCACGGAAATAATTGCAAATCACTTACTCAAAAATGATCGGATATAGTCTAGCCGAGACTGTTCGTCCATGTTATTGAACTCCTCACGCATTGCTGATAAATGGTCCACTAAAGGAAAATACTCTTCCTCAACAAGTTCTTTGTTCAGAGAAAGAATATCTTTCCTTCGTGCTAGTGCCTTTTGAACCAGATAAGCAGGACTCTTGATCTTAAATGCTTGACCGTCAATGGCATAAGCAACATAACCCTCATGCTTACACGACTTGCTCAATTTGACTAGTTCGCCTACTGTTGTAGTGAATCCTTCTACCTTGTGACAATTAAACATATCTGCCATCTGAGATAGTACTTCAATATCGTGTCCAATTTTGCTTCCCCAGGTTTTTTCACGATATCCCAACAAGTGAAGGCCTTCCTCTTCTTGGATAATATGTGGATCACTCTTGTGACATGCTTCAAACATAAAAGTCATGTCGCGGCAGTCATCGGCCATCAATGCCATTTGCCAGTCTGCCCAAGGCATGTGCTCGAGCATCATTTCTTTTGCCATAGCAACAAAGTCACCCGAGGTAGACCCAGTTGTGGACACTAGAACATCACCTGCATGCCATGTTAAGCTCACCATGAAACCGTTAACCTTACGGAAAGCAGTTACGATAGTATCAATCTCAGAAAACACAGGTGCACGGTCTTCAATTTGATAATTATAGATTTTCTGAAACGGATAAGAGATTAGATTAAAGTCTTTATCAATCACTGATCCGCGGCAGTGTTCCAGATACTCGTCCCAAAGATTATCATAAAAAACACGCTTTTTATATTTGAGTACATAGATACCTTCTCCAGCCTCTTTCATGTTCACAAGGCCCGAAGTCTCTACATACTTTTTCAATTCTTCTTTAAACATTATTCAACTCCGAAATGTTCTTTAAACATTATTTCAACATCCGTTTGAAAATAGGAAGTACCCTACGATACAATTTTTCACATCGAGCATCAATCTGTTGCAAGCCTAGGTTCTGGTGCATCATGTAGTAATTTTCATTGCTACGATTTGCGTAAAACTTTGCTGCCGCCGATGCATTCCGAAATGACTTGGTACGATATGAACCGGCATTGACCAAAACACTTTTTACCACTGTGGCTTTGATTTTTTCTTTAAACATTTTCATCCCATGTAATCTTGAGGGTAATCTAAAGGATTGGTTCTAACTTTGTCTACCCAACGCAAAAGCAAAATCAAACCAATCACTCCGATGACAAATTCTAGAATTTCAAGTAACATCAATGGTCCTTGTAGTGTTCAATTACAGCACGGGCTACATCAAGATACTGATTGCTGGGCAATTTGGTTAGCAACAACTTGCATTGTATCTTTCACAATCAACTCGGCAAACTTTTCGGCAAACCCGATTGGCACATTGCCATCTAAATCTTTGTTAGCCTCAAAAGCAAGTTCGTGAGTTCGTTCGTTCATTCTTCAACTCCGAAATGTTCTCGAATCCCGATTTCAACCGGTCCTTTCTGAGGTGCCCAACATTCTTCTTTGATAGCAATGTCTAAACACTCTCGCACAATCAACTCGGCGAACTTTTGTTCAAAAAATTGTGAAACGGTATATCCAATTGGATTGTCCCAGTGAGATGTGAACTGATTGTTTTGCTTCTTGTAAGAGTCGTCTGCCCAAGCCCGGGCCTGTTCGGCAAGTTCTTTAATTCGTTCGTTCATTCTTCAACTCCGAAATGTTCTTTAATCTCTTCAGCAGTTCCTTTAAGAGTCACACACCATTCGTCGCCACTGTCTTCTGTAGGTTCAACAATTTTCAAACATTCCCGCACAATCAACTCGGCGAACTTCATTGCTGTAGGCATTTCACCAAGAGATTCTACAGCCTCAACATCAATGCCGGCTTGATCCATAAGTTCTTTAATTCGTTCGTTCATCGTCTGCTCAAGTGTGTTGCTGTCTATGTATGTATTATAGCACCAAACCCAATTTGTGTCAACCAAAAGGTTAGGGCCGAAGCCCTAACACTAAAGCATTACATTTGTAAAGCCTTCTCTGAATTGTCAAGAACCCTGTAAGCCTCGGCAAGAACATCAGGGTGTGCCTTTGTAAGCACTGCAAGGAGTTCACGCTTTTCAGCAAGATACACACGGGCAAACTCAGGATCATGTGCCACGATACTCTTGGTATTTGACAAAAGATCGCAAACCTTCACGGTCTGTGCTTCAGCAGGTGCCTCAGCAGTGTGAGCACGATCTATTGCCTTGCGAACAGCACGATTGCCGTCTTCGGGCTTGGAAACGTCAGTCAACCACTGAACCAAGGTAGCGATATCGATGCCAAAAGCCATATGGATGTCAGTAAATGTGCAATCAGTGTCTTCTACAACATCGTGCAACCAGGCAGCCGCAACCATGTCAGGAGTCGATCCAGGAACGCCTGCTACGATCCTTGCAACTTCTGCAGGGTGAACAAAGTAGGGCTCTCCGGTATACTTGCGTTTTTGCTGAACAGCACTGTGAGCCGCGATAGCGAACACTTGTGCTTTTTGCACAACGTCCATACCTGTCAATTCCATAGTGAAACCTTCCATTTTATCGCTCCTTCAAACGCTTCATGATTGCAACGAACCAGTGCTCTCGGAGAACACGTTGGAACTCAACATCTGGGTCATACTGACGACCAGTTTTTCTGCAAGTAACCAACATATTCGACTCCTGTGTTGCTTTGCTATGTGTATATTATAGCAAATTGGGCAATTTGAGTCAACCGAAAAAAGTAGTACTTGAGTACTACTTTGATAGGTAAATAAAGGTGTAGTTCGCGATACTGGAAATATCCAACTACTCTATGATTGAAAAGGAATCACAGCATGAATATTTACTACGTTTACGCCTATCTGCGTAAATCAGATCTAACACCGTATTACATTGGCAAAGGAAACAGAGCCTGGACCAAGCACGAAGGCATTACTCTTCCAACTGACAAGAAAACTAATATTGTTATACTCGAATCAAACCTAACTGAAATTGGAGCGTTTGCCCTTGAGAGACGATATATTGAGTGGTGGGGTCGCAAGGACGCTGGCACTGGTATTTTACTAAATCGTACGGATGGCGGCCCAGGCGGCGGCGGGTATATTACCAAGGAAGAAACCCGCATCAAACAAAGTGTTGCTAAACAAGGGAAACCAGGAAAAAAGAAAACTCCCAAACAAATTCAGAAAATGATCCAACTGCATCTTGGTAAAAAGCGCAGTGAAGAAACCAAAGAACGTATGAGAAAAGAACGGTCAAGAAGAACTGCACTGCTTTGTCCGCATTGCGGGAAATCTTGCTTGCCCGGGAACTACCATAGATGGCACGGTGATTATTGCTTGTCTAATCCCAATGGTCTTCCTAGACTACCTTTGACATCAGTCGATCGGGATCCTAGCAAGTCAGCTATCGGGATAGAAGTAAACGGTATTCTTTACCGATCATTGGTTGTGGCCTATACGACATTAAATCTTCCACGCAATCTATTGGGCAGCATGATCAAAGCAGGAAAGACTTATAATAATAAATGGGGAATCTTTAGTATTAAAGTGATGGATTACCATGATGATACATGTGCGGAATTTGTTGCATTTTCTGAACAATCCTGTCTAACGACATAGCAATCTCTCCAGTAGCATCCATTCCAACATCCATAATTCGACCAGGAATGTTGTGTGGATTGCCATGTCGGTGGCCATGAAGCATGATTGAACCTCTGCCTGCGCCATCATGGTCAAAAATAGGATAATGACTCATCACAACCTTGGTACCATTGTAGTTCACATCCAGGTAGTGATGGATTTCTTCAAAGCAGTCACGGAAGTTGGCATCTTGTAACAGCTTGCGATCGTGATTGCCTTGCACCAAAATCTTGCGACCATTCAGTCGGCGCATGTATTCCACTGCCTTCGGAGCTGGCAAGAATGCCACGTCGCCTAGAATGTAAACCAAGTCTTCTGGTTGCACTCGGGCATTCCATTCTTCTACCATGGCGTTGTTCATGTAGTCAACGTCATCTCGAAATCGTGCTCGTGTTTGGGGGCAGAACTTCATAATGTTCTTGTGCCCAAAATGTAAATCCGAGGTGATCCATGTTTTCATTTTTGTTCTTTCTGTCTGTTGATGCTATTGTACAAGGTTTTGGGCGTCTTGTCAACTGTTTTCTGTGTTTATTTCAGTGTTGTCATAAGTAATAGTATGGAAACTTTATTTAAATCTAACAAATACTCAAATTGGTATTCTAACATAATACAGAATGCTGTTGATTCAAATCGTTCTAAAAGTGATAGATACTATGAGGCCCATCATATTGTGCCAAAATCATTTGGTGGCTCGAATACAAAATCTAATCTGGTGCTGTTAACTCCAAGAGAACATTTTTTATGCCACTTGCTACTACCAAAGATGATGATAGATCCAATTAAGGCAGGAAAGATGGCATATGCTTTTTTCCGTATGAAGCATAAACATACAAACAGCCGACTATTTGATCGATTTAGAAACTCATATGGAGAACTTACTAAAGGAGAAAATAATCCATTTTACAGAAGAACACATACTGCTGAAACTAAACAGAAAATATCAAGACTTGGCAAATATCACTCTGACGAATCTCGCAAGCGAATGAGCGAAGTTAAAAAAGGAAAAGCTACCGGAAAAGATAATTCAATGTTTGGAAAAACACACCCTCAAGAATGGAGGGACGCTCACTCTAGAAAATTAAGCGGTGAGAATCACTTTAACTTTGGTAAACCGAGTTTTGTTAAAGGAAGAATTTGGATCAATGATTCTAAAATTTCCAGAATGATTGATCCAACTCTATTATCTAATTTTATTGAGCAAGGCTGGACCAAGGGAAGATTACCAAAGTAAGTCAAAGTTTCCTGCCAAAACTTTTTTAGCAGATACTTTTTTTCCAGTATTGTGGTCTTGTACCGTGTCGTCTTGGAAACGATAGGTACGAATTTTGTCACCTCTCATGCCAGATCCAACTTGCTTTTTTCGATTAGCAGAAACTTTGGCATTTATTTCTGCATTGATTCCATCATTTACTGCTTTGCACAATTCCTTGTAAGCAAGATCATAACTGGTTATTCTACTTCTTGTTTGTGAAGATCGAACTATTCCACTAGGAAAATGTGTTAATCTACAAGAACACATTACTTTATTCCTATTCTGCCCGCCTGCGCCTGTTCCTGAATACCATTCAATGCGAAGATCGCTGTCTTTGATACTTGCGGTAACTACGGCAGGATCAACTACGGCAACGGTGACGGTGCTGGTATGCACTCGACCTTTGCGCTCAGTTGGTGGAACACGCTGTATTCGGTGTCCACCGGGCTCGTTGTATAAGCCAGATAAATCAGCACCCTCGACTAGAATATGAACTTCGCCAAGATACTCATTTATCAGGCGGGTAGCTCAGCCTTTGCTTTGGGCGAACTTAATATAGGCTTGTGCCAAATCTTTTACAAATAGTTTTGAGTCTTCGCCACCTTCGGCAGCACGGACTTCAATGATTCTACGCATGATTTTCCTTTCGTTTGCGTTGCGCTTCGCGCCTTGCTTCTGACCAACCTCTGTTTTTCATAGCAGCAGATTTTGCCGCTTTTTACTTCTTAAATAAGCATAAACGTAGTAGATATTCATAATAGCCCTCGTGCTATTTATCAATCTACTTCAATAACACGCTTCATACACGAACACGCTTGGGCGCACCAATTCTACTGGCTTTGTTCCAATCGTATTTAACACCGTCGGGGCACTTGCCGTCTATTATGCTGTCTACTCCAAACATTCCCACTATCTCAAAATCAGGGCTCTGGATAGTTACAAACTCGTTTAAGGACTTTGCAACATTCATGGCCTCTGCTAATGTTAATACCTTAAATGTTTCTTCTTTACCTATTACTTTATACATGTATTCTTTTAATACGTCTCTTTGATGATGTCAAATTCGGCAGCTGGCCATTGAGCTTTGAACTCGTCTGACTTGACATACTCATTAAATGATTTGGCATCAAAAAATACTTTTTTAAATTCAGTTCGAAACTGACCTTTTTTGGTAATTGTCAAATAAACCGATTTTGCTTTGCCACTCATTTGATGCCTTTCGTTGTATGGTACGCATAGTATAACACACAACTACTCGGCTGTCAAGTGACTAATCTACGCTTCTGAAAGTTCTCCAGTCATCGACATTAGGTTTCTCATCCTCTGAATAAGTCCAACCCAAAGCCTTCATCATGCGGTGCTTGACCAGTAAGTTGGGACTACGGAATCGACCAGTGTCTTCAAAGCCCATCATAACGCCAAGCTCACAAACTGCACCTGATCGGCAAATACCTGCAAAGCAATGAACAACTACGTTCATTTTGTTTTCCAGTGCATGTTGCAACAATCGAACCAGCTCATCGGCTTGCTCTTGGCTGCACTTCATTGACTCTTCAAGCACATGATCGTTCTTTTCAACATCCAAGAACTCAAAGTTATGACGCTCTTTGAATTCATGTGCGGCTTCAGGTCGCCGGCTACCTGGGTCAACAATGCTGATCAGCATTGAGTTGGGACCAGCTTCGTGATGGAAGCGAGTTGGGATATCTGCGGCTGCTACGTTTTCAATCCATGGCATAAGTTGTTTCCTTTATGTGTAATTATACGGGATTTTTGAACCGTTGTCAAGTCATACTTTAGTACACATTATTTTCTCGGCAGTTCATTTAAGTATTGCAAGGAGAGTGCAATGAGTACAGAGCTATTAAGAAAGTATATCGACATCATCAATACCACAAATGAAGCATGGGATGCCACTACCCGGGTCAATCCAGAAGAGCGCGGCAAGTATGCAGGCAAGACAAAATCAGAGTTACTTGCACAGTATAACGCACTCAAGAAAACAGGGGCGTACCCGCAGGGTACGCCCCAATATGGTCGTATGCGTGAACTGGCTTTTGCTATTCGTGCCAAAAGCAACTGGGGCCGGGTACAATAGGTTTTCGAGAGACCAGCTATCTTTCTCAAGGACTCACTGGCTTGTCTCGTATGAAGGAGTTTATGCTACCCAATGTTGCTACTGGTGTGTCAGGCACAAGAACAGGGCCCTAGCGCATCAGGGACTCAACTTCTACGTCTATCTCGAAACTTGGTGTGTGGAAGTGGGTTCGCTCACTCTATCACCGAACCATATTCCAGGAAATTACCGGCACCATCACTAATCTGGCTCTCACACATAAACTGATCGTCGTTACGGGTTTTTACCGTACCTGAGGCTTGTTCCATCACCCGAAGGATTTTATAATGGCGCCCCCGTGCATTCTCATTACACCATGACAAAACTTGGTGGAAAGTAATGGAGTTTAACCATTGCCCGGCTTGAGTTACAAACCGCTGTCTCCCATATGTGACAGTGACTTCCCATAATTGGCCGGCCCTGCAGGATTTGAACCCACGACTCCCTGTTTCGAAAACAGGTACTCTATCCAACTGAGTTAAGGACCGAAATATTGGCTCCCCAGGTATGGATCGAACATACGACATCTTCATTAACAGTGAAGCGCAACTACCTCTGTGCTACTGGGGAATAAAACTGGTGGTAACGGTGAGAATCGAACTCACTTAGGACACCGTATGAAGGTGGCGCATTGCCTTAATGCTACGTTACCATAAATTGTTATGGCGTGCGTTGGAATCGAACCAACATTTCCTGTACTAGACGACAGGTATCCTACCATATTAGATGACCACTAACCATATTGAAACACACTCTCGGAATCAAGATCTTTTTCATCGCGCTGGTTAGGCTGCTTCGTAGTGTGGTCCAGGCTACCAACCTCTCAAGGCCAACTACCAATGATGAATGTGTTTCAATATGGAATCCATTGTGTGTAGGGCATCGAAACCTACATTAAGCCCCATAATGGGCCTTTCTTACCACTTAGAAGAACACGGATTCTTCGGAGTCATGACTTCCGAACATGGACAGGTTAATTACTCCTGTTTTTACCATATAGAAACACACTAGCAAGCATCGCCGGTGTATTGCTACACCTCCTAGTCTGTGCCGTCAAACCATATCCTTCCCGGGTGATATGGAGTTTCTTCTCTAATGTGTTTTTATATGGTGGATCCACTCGGATTCGAACCGAGAATTTACAGGGTAAAAGCCTGATGTTATAGCCGTTTAACTATGAATCCATATATGGTCCCCCCACACAGATTCGAACTGTGACTTCTCGGATTAAGAGTCCGGTATGCTACCATAACATCTTGAAGGGTTGTGCATATTAAATTGTCTTTAATGTGCCAACCCTAGACCATATACGGGATCTAAAGTTGACACTATCGTTTACCTGATGGTTTCATGTCATTACCTCTTTTGTTTAAGTTTTAATTATACAACCTTTTGCAGTAGTTGTCAACTGTTTTTTTGGAGTACGGGGTCGGATTTGAACCGACGATTTTACTGGTTTGCAATCAGTTCCCTTGGGCCACTCGGGCACCCGTACATATCAAGTATACAGTACCACTTGTGTAGTACTGCACATAAAAAGTTCTGTTTTAAATAATTGTGTCAATAACACAAGGAGACATATCATGTCATATTACAAATCACGTCAATCAATGGTACGTGGTCGCAATGGCTTATTCTATCGTCAAGATGAAACCAACGGTACTACACCTGAAGTCGAAACTGAAATCGAAACAGATGACGACACTATGGAATCTACACAACCAACTGTATCATTCAACATTCCAACACTTATTCGTGTATTAGAATTGATTCGCGAAGATGTAGTATCAGATGATATGCTACACTTTGTTGTAGAAAAGATTATCGAAGTTGGTGCTGATCAAGATGCTATCGATATGGATGACTACGAAGAAATTGCTTCAGTAGTACCAAAGCGTATGATGGCTGCTCAACGCAGATTAAAAGACGGTCGTCGCATTTAATTGGTGCTCTTAGATAGAATCGAACTATCGTTACCTCCATACCAAGAAGGCGTTCTACCATTAAACTACAAGAGCCGAACTGGTACCCCGAGTCGGATTCGAACCGACACGATTCTCCTTTTGAGAGAGACGCCTCATACCAATTGGGCTATCGGGGCATTGATTGGAGTCTAGTGTCCTTGCGACAGGACAACATCCCTTGAGCGAGAGCGTAGGAACTGAATCTACGGGTTTAACACCTCTTGGGTTGAACAGTCAGGACAACTACTTGTATTCACTCCGCATAACTTGTTCAAGGTTATGTTTCACTACTAACGTTCGTTTCCAACTAGACATAATTGGTCTGCGTGGTAGGATTTGAACCTACAGCCTCCTCGTTCCAAACAAGGCCGTCTACCAGATTGACATTACACACAGATTAAACTGGCAGAGGGTACAAGAATCGAACTTGTGTCAACGGAATCAAAATCCGTTGTTTTACCATTAAACTAACCCCCAACAAAATTGGTCTCCATACTAGGATTTGAACCTAGACCACACGGCCCCAAACCGCGAATGCAACCAGATAACACTTTAGAGAGATAAACTTGGCGCTGTGAACGAGAATCGAACTCGCCTTGGTCTCCTAGACAGGGAGGTGTAATCCCAGATTACTACCACAGCATTGTTTGGTGCGTCTGTATGGAATCGAACCACAATCCCCGGCTTCGTGGACCAGTGTATTCTCCATTATACTACAGACGCAAATTGAATTTGTAAGCATAGACCCTCAGGTTAGTTCTATGATTTAGATGTGCAACGCTAGCAATTCACATCGAGGTTTTCCAGGGTATGTTACTTGAGATACCGGTCCAGATTAGTCCCCATTACGGACGCTACCCTTTCGAGTAGCTGGGAGTTGAACCCATTGCCTTCTACTGCGTTGGTCCTTCGAAGAAACCTCGACAGCGTGACTTTCTCTTGCTAACTCTTACAAAACTTGGTTCCTCGAACAAGAATCGAACTTGTGATAAAGGCTTATCAAGCCTACGTTATACCATTTAACTACCGAGGAATATACTTGGTGCCACAAACTGGACTCGAACCAGTAACACACGAATTTTCAATCCGCTGCTCTACCATTGGAGCTATTGTGGCATGATTTGGGGTGAAAGCGGGAATCGAACCCTGTCTAACTGTTTCACAGACAGTTGTGCAGCCACTACACTACTAACACCATAACTTGGTAGTTTCTGAAAGGATCGAACTTTCGTCGATGCAATGTCAATGCATCATTCTCCCATTGAACTAAGAAACTATATTGGCACGGGAACTAGGGCTCGAACCTAGAACGACACAGTCAAAGTGTGTTGTGTTACCATTACACCATTCCCGAACAAAACTTGGCGGAAGATATCGGAATCGAACCTATCAGCCCATCTCTGAGCGAAGGCTTAGCAAGCCCCTGTCGCACCTTGCAACACATCTTCCTGAAATGAATTTGTTTATCGTCACACAATGTCCAAGTCGTGCGCTGAACGTATTGACTACGCTTGCTACGGGCTTCAGGTACAATAACAAGTGTCTTGGGCGACTCGCTATTCACATATGGGTAACCGTACACACATAAACAAAACTTTGGCGGAAGGCTAGAGAGTCGAACTCTAAAGGGCCTATTAAGCCTCGACGGTTTTCAAGACCGGTTCCATCGCCAATTGGATTGGCCTTCCATAAACTACTGGTCTCCGATGCAAGAATCGAACTTGCGCTCCTTGGTCCCAAACCAAGAGTGATACCATTTCACCAATCGGAGATAAAATACATTAAACTGGCGTACCGACTAGGACTCGAACCTAGAATGTTGCTTTTGGAGAACAAAGTGTTGCCATTACACTATCGATACATTTTTCTTTCGAGGAAGCCCACCTTTCGCCCACTCTGTATTTTCATATTTTACTAATTCATCATTTGATATTCGTTTAGCAATGATACCATTATTGATTAATATCTTCCCTAGGTTCGCGTCTGCTACTCGGCTACGGTGTGTAGCAGAGCAAGTTCTACCGGTCAGCGACGTTGACACTTTCCTAGCAGTATCTTTATTTTTCATTCCGCTATTTACGGATAATTTTCTTCGTTTTTCATCTGTTGTAACTTGTTTCAAAGATGCTTGACGTTGTTTTTCTTTAGTTTCTTCGGAATGTTTCTTGCCTTTAAACGCTCCCACTATTCCAGGATTGCCGCCACTACCACCTATTTTTAAGTTATAAGTTTGCGTGTCTTTTACTAAATCTTCGTTTACTATGTTGCGTTCTAGTTCAAACATCTCTTCTTTTGAAGAAGCGCAATAAAGTATTTCAAATTTAAAATTTTCTTTACCATATTTTGTTATAGCATACCGCAGATGTTTTCCAGAACCTAAATATCCATCTTTAAGATTATCAGTTTGGTGGCAACCTATATAATATTTGCCGTTTATCTCGTTTGTAGTTTTGTAAATTATATAATTCATATCTTTATTTATACAAAACCGCCATGCTGCCATTACATTAGCAACCCTTATACTGGCTCCATCTGAAGGATTCGAACCTTCCTCTTTCGGTTAACAGCCGAGGGTACTCACCAAGAATACTAAGATGGAATAAAAAATTGGTTCCTCCAACAAGAATCGAACTTGTGATGACCGGTTATCAGCCGATTGTTATACCATTTAACTACAGAGGAATACATTGGTGCACCAACTTGGAATTGAACCAAGACTCAATCGATTATGAGTCGAACGCTTTACCATTAAGCTATTGGTGCATTAAATTGGTGGAGTATCCTGGGATCGAACCAGGCGTACTCAAAACTGGTGGATGTGGTAAGATTCGAACTTACTAAGCCTTGCGGCAACCGGGTTACAGCCGGCAGTGACACTCCAACGTCAACCGCACATCCAAAATATTAAACACACTGTTTCCAATGTGTATATTAAAGCACATACCAGTCCCGGGGATTCGAACCCCTTTCTCTAGTAGTTTACCACGACTTTTACGGTCAGGCAAGTATATGCTTTAATATCTAGTATTTTCTTCTCACATAAGAGAATGCCATCCACTAGTCCGCCCGTTTGCCATATGTTTAGAGTGCATGGCCCAGTCCTCGTTACTGGAATACTTTACACTTTGCGATCAACGATGCTTGCTAACAAACACCTCCTGCGGTTTTAAAAACTCTACCATTCAATCCTATCAAGAAAAAACCCTAGGGTTTTTAGTCCTAGGGTCCTTGGAGTTTGTGTGTTACACCTTATGCGTAACCACTTCCTTCTTGGACCCTGATTCTAATATGACGGCTATAATTCATTTCAAAAGACGGGCTGAACGGCTTGCTCTGCAATGAGCACCATTGTTGCGATTTTGATAATGAGGATATGTTTGTCATATTGTTTTGCATTGTACTTTTACTTAGTCTCTTAGATTGCTGCTGTTAGCTCTTATGCCTAAAAACTTGCGTTTTTGGACAAATTGCTTTTTGCTGCATCATGTATCTATTATAACGTACTTCCTTTAACTTGTCAAGTCTTTTATGACTTATTTTAAAAACTTTTTTCTTAGTTGACAAGTAGCATCTCTACTACTTGTCTTCCTTCTTGTGTTTATTATAGCATCAACTTGAACACTTGTCAAGCTAATTTTGCTCTAATTTCCATATAAAACTGATGATACTTTGCCATACGTGCAATGTCTTTTTCAGTAACACCCTTTAGGCGTCGGATGTCTGTGTTGTGGCGCAGATCGGCCATCTTCACTCGCATCGCATCTTCGCTGCCAAACACGCCTTCTTTGTACTCATCGTAAGTTTGACCTGGTTGCTTAGTTAGGCAACGGATGCCGGCAATAACTCTTTCAGAAATGCCTGCTTCACGTAAGTCCTTGTAAGTAACACTAGTGTCTTCGATGACATCATGTCCCAATGCCATACACATCAGCTCTTCGTCATCTGACTTGAGATAATGCATAACTTTCAGTGGGTGCAGAATGTAAGGGTTGCCACCTTTGTCAAACTGACCATGGTGAGCAGTGGTTGCAATGTGCAACATTTGGGCTAACATTTCACCTTTTCTCATTTTGAACACCTTTCTACTTACTGTACTTACAGTATACGACAGGTCGGGGTTCTTGTCAAGCTGTTTTTGACTTGTTGTAAAAATACAACAGTAATTATTTCGTATTACCTGCTATTTCTTTGTAACCGGCCCAGCTTGGGTGGATTTTGTCGGGCTGTAGTCGTGTGATGGGCAGTACTGTATCGCCAAAGTTTTTAGCAATGATTTTAACCATTTCTTGAATGTGCGGCTTAATAGCAGGCATGATCCAAAACACACGTTTGCCTTCGACTCGTTCTCGCATAGCCAACAATTCTTTAAAGCTGTTTACACCATCGTGATCGTTTGATCCTAAACTGATAATCGCTGTTTCAGCTGGCTCAATTTTTTGTGCATAGTTCTTGTTAAACTGCTTAGAGTTGATTCCGCTTTTGCCCACCAAGACACATTCAGGCCTAAACTGTTGTGTGCCAACTGCAATGCTGTCACCTACGATCAAACAATCTAACATACTATCTCCATAAGAAAAGCGATTACTGTTATTATACAATAATCGCTTTGGGCTGTCAACCTAATTTATCAGTTACGAATCAGGTAGTCAAACGCACCAAGTGCGGCATTAGCACCAGAACCCATACTAATGATGATCTGCTTGTAGGCAGCATTAGTACAGTCACCTGCGGCAAACACACCCGGAACACTGGTAGCACCGTGTCCGTCAACGATCACTTGTCCGAAACGATCTTTCTCAACGTCAAGGAACTCTGTGTTGGGCACTAGACCAATTTGAACAAACACACCTTCCAGGGCCAGTTGTTTCTCGGTACCAGTAGTACGGTCCACATAGGAGACGCCATTGACCTTATCAGCGCCGGTAATAGCTTTGACCTGAACGTTGGTATGTACTGTGACATTAGACAAACTACGCAGACGTTTCTGTAGCACAGCATCTGCTTTCATTTCTGGCATGAATTCAAACACAGTTACATGTCCAACAATACCTGCCAGGTCAATAGCAGCTTCTACACCTGAGTTACCGCCGCCTACCACTGCCACGTGCTTGTTCTTGAACAATGGGCCATCACAGTGCGGGCAGTAGGCAACACCTTTGTTCTTGAACTCTGCTTCACCAGGAACACCCAAGTTTCTCCAACGAGCACCAGTTGAGATGATCACAGTCTTACTCTTAAGAGTAGCACCTGACTCTAGTTCAACTTCAATCATGTCATTTCGTGTGATGCTTTTTGCTCGTTGTAAGTTCATTACATCCACAGCATACTCTTTGACATGTTCTTCCAACTGAGCAACCAGCTCGGGACCTTCTGTGTATTTTGTACCAATAAGATTTTCAATACCCATTGTGTCCATAACTTGGCCGCCAAAGCGTTCAGCAACGATACCTGTACGGATACCTTTACGAGCTGCATACACCGCCGCACTAGCACCTGCTGGTCCGCCACCGATGACTAACACATCGTACTCTTTGCCGTCGATGTCCGATACATCTGCTTGGCTACCCATCTTGGCCAGTATTTCTTCCAGTGTCATACGACCTGAGCCAAATGCTTCTCCGTTGAGTTCTACATAAGGAACAGCTAAAATATTCTTAGCAGTTACTTCCGCTTGGAACTCGGCACCGTCGACCATTGAGTGCTTGATGCCAGGGTTCAATACACTCATAATGTTAAGTGCTTGAACAACATCTGGACAGTTGTGGCAGCTTAGGCTGATGTAGGTTGTGAAGCTGTAGTCGCCGCGAATGTTCTTGATCTGATCAATAACTTTGTCGTCTACTTTAGGCTTGCGTCCACTTACCTGTAACAAGGCCATGATCAAGCTGGTGAACTCGTGTCCCATAGGAACACCAGCAAAGGTCACACAATCCCCAATTTGGAAACTAGGTGTACGCGGTAGTTCAGCAGACTCAACATGAATCTTTGAGGACATGGCTGCTAGCTCATTAACAAGCTCTGTCATCTCGGTATTGCTGCCAGCACTAACTTTAATAGTGATGTCACCTTCCATCAAGGCAAGGTATTGTTCTAATTGTTGTTTAACTTGTGCGTCTAGCATTTTTATCCCCAAAAAATCTTATACAGAATTACGCATTGAAGCGTGATGATAATGACCGGCGCAATACTTCTCAGTAGTTCGAGCCTATAATGATACTTCTTGATTTTCTTTTCAAAGTCATTGCCGGTCATATTGTCTCCTTAGATCTTACCTACAAGATCAATGCTAGGTGCTAGAGTCTTGGCACCTTCTTTCCACTTGGCAGGGCAAACTTGTCCTGGGTTAGCGGCAGTGTATTGTGCTGCCTTCAACTTACGAAGCGTTTCAGCCACGTCACGAGCAATTTCGTTTGAGTGTACTTCTGCTGTCTTGACAACGCCTTCTGGGTTGATGATGAATGTGCCGCGTAGTGCCAGACCTTCAGCATCAATGTGAACACCGAACCCGCGTGTCAAGGTATGAGTTGGGTCGCCTACCAATGGGAAACGTGCCTTGCCTACTGCTGGACTTGTTTCGTGCCAGACTTTGTGGCTGAAATGTGTGTCTGTCGTAACAATATAGACTTCTGCGCCCATCTTTTCAAATTCGGCGTAGTTGTCTGCGGCGTCTTCAATTTCAGTTGGGCAGTTGAATGTAAATGCAGCTGGCATAAAGATGAATACGTTCCACTTGCCTTTTACACTTTCGTCGGTGACTTCAACAAACTTACCATTGTGGTAGGCCTGTGTCTTAAAGACGGGGATGGATTGATTGATAATTGACATGCTTATTTCTCCTTGTTAAGCGAGTTGTTTTCCAATCTCTCATTGAGCACTGGAATTCAGTGTTTATACTGATAGTTCAAGTATAACAGTATATATCTTAGAAATCAACTATTATTTGGTGATTTCCCATTGTATTTTTTAATGGACCCAATAGGTCTACGAATGTATATCAAACGAAGAAAAGCCTGCTATTAGGCAGGCACTGGATTAAATCATGTTGGAAATTTGTAACAGTTAGATCAAGCTGCATAGCAGTTGAGTACCGTCATGTGTTGACTTAACAACTTGGTAGCATTATTGGTTGCGGGAGCAGGATTCGCACCTGCGATCTCCAGCTTATGAGACTGGCGGGGACGACTAGACTCCCCTACCCCGCGGTAACTTTATAGGAACACACTTGATATTAGTTCGATGCTGGCACAAAGAACCTTTCGCCACTGCCAGGTGGTCGAAGAGATCGCCTGCTCTAATTGCAGGATCTGCCCGTCAAATATATTCTTATAAAGTGTCCGTCTACTTGTCACCACAACAAGCCCCGAACTGAGCGGCCTACTCTGTCTACGTATTTTTATCTTCTGGAGATAGGTTAGCGTTCCTCACCTACGATTGTTTCCGTACCCCAAAACGAGGTCGTGTAGTCAAGTTCGTATGTACTAAGTTGAGGATATGGAGCTCAACCATCACCCACTTTATTAACGTAAAAGTGTAACCGGGGTTTGGTGGAGGATAACGGATTCGAACCGTTTGCTCCTGGTTGCAAACCAGGTGTGTTAGCCAAGTATACCAATCCCCCAAATTTGTCCAACTGTGACCTTACATCCTCTCCGTTGGCGATTGGATAGCCGACATTCTTAAAGTCATCTCGGAACTGACTGTCAACAACTTGTCCTATTATACGCCGTTGACAAGGCGAGGCTTCTACAGTAGGCATCTAATGCTCGGCTTGCGCGGAAATCATTAAATGTTTTGTCTTACTGCGTATATGGTCTCGGGTGAGGGATTTGAACTCTCATTATTCCTCGTCCCAAACGAGGTGCCATGACCAGATTAGGCGAACCCGAGTCTAACTCTTACATACTCGTCTATTGTAGGTTGTACCTCGCCAACATAACGACTATGCACATAACTATGATGCGTAGGACAAAGCGGAACTAAATTGTTAGGATCATTATTTTCATGATTGTGATCATAATGATGAACTGCTACAATCTTATCCTCACCACATACTACACACTTCTTTTCGTGATGTAAGAAACAAATGGATTGATAGTTTTCACCTTTCCAATTACCGTTGTCTTCACCACTTCTAAAATGTTTGTTTGCACAACTTCGACTACAAGTACCTTTTGATCCTTTATAGTTTTTTATTGGCTTACTACAAACTGCACACCCGACTACATTAATAGGATTCAAAAAACATGATGTTTCATGCTTCTTTATATTGCCTACAGTAGTTTCTTTAGCACAATGTACGCAACCTATCTTACGATTCATTGCTAGTAGCCCAGGTTTTGTTACTCTGTTTTCATACAGCTATTTAGCATAGCGATACAAAAACGAGCTGATTTCAAATGACCTGCGCTATGTGCCGCACTCCGAATAAAACTGGTTGCGTAGCCTCGGAATCGAACCGGCCCTCTGGGTTATGAGCCCAACGTGCTACCATCACACTCGCCCGCAACAAACTTGGTGCCCCCAGAGAGAATCGAACTCCCGTCCTCGGATTACAAAACCGATGTTCTACCATTTAACTACAGGGGCAAAAACTTTTATCTTTGCATCAACTTTAGGTTGAGTACAAAATTTTCTACTGTCAACTTAACCACAGTGGCCAGCAGGATCATGTCTCTGCTGTCTGGATCAGTACCAAGGTAACTATCCAACACACCACCTGCTATCAGCAGATACGCATCATGCTCATTGATACTTAGCATACCCCAATCAATGGGATCACTTGATTCAATTTGCTGTGCAAGTTCAACTAATTGTTCTGTTAAGTTCATATATTTTGGTGGGTCCTACCAGGTTCGAACTGATGACATTCACGGTGTAAGCGTGACGCTCTACCAACTGAGCTAAAGACCCGTTATTCTTACTTAGCCACCTTGTTCTGAGTCTTTAACATCAGTATCAGGTGATTCATATTCATTTTCAGACGGCACATACACATAAGGAACCCGCGGTGGCTTTTTACCAAAGATTGCTTCGTGATTATTGCCAAACTCTTCTGGAGTAACACTAAATGGACGAGGTGTATCGCCCTTGCCACCATGACTCATCTTTTGCTCCTATTGTAGATGGAGCGGGTAGGGAGAATCGAACTCCACTCAGCGCAGCTTGGAAGGCTGGCGTCTCACCTCGAGCTTACCCGCATATAATTTAAAACACACTGATGTCCTACAGCTTTAGTAGGCCTCTCACTGTTGCCAATGACGCAGTCACACGTCAATGTGTTTTGTTGTTCTTACTTATTACCTTGTGCAATCAATTGATTAACCATGTTAAGATCAAATTGCAAATTTGCAATTTTCTCTTTCAAGTCTTGATATTCTTTGCTATGCACGTCGCCGCCACCTACTGCCAATGACAGATACATGTTTGCGGCTTCGTTGTGTGCCTTTTTAATTTCTTGCTCTAAAAGAGCTTTACGATCTCGTAACATACCAACTCCTTTAAAACTATTCTGAAACACACTACCACGGCGTTATACTGCTGTATCGCAAACAATACTACCATGTCTACCCATTGTGCATGTAATGTGCTTTAGAATAGTGGAGGACTGAGAATACATCCTTACCGAACAACACCTCGGACATTATTGTAAGCCTTGCGAGCCTACTTTCTTCCGACTTCCACTAAGCACCATTACTGGCTATCCTAGTCTGTTGTCAACATCGCCGTTTTTAATGACAGGCAGTAGTCATGTCGCCGTATGCTATTCTACGCTTTCTATCCCGTTGACCTTGCGAGCCATTCAAGTGCGCTAACACCTTACGAAACTTCTTGCATAAACCAATATCACCTTGCGAGCTTTACTGGACTTGATTACCTTGCGGCTCAAGTATTAGATGCTTTTCACATACGACCGAGTCAGTCTTTGCTTTTATGTTAGATAGTGATTTTGAAGTCACAGCCTATTCCTTAACAGGGAATTGCTCTACGATGAGCTATATCAACCTACTGCGATGTGCTGACTCAGTTGCTGCATAAAGTTTTGCTCTACACAATACAACACACCACGTACCTTTTGCCTCGCGAGCTACTCAGTCACGTTTCGCGATCAATGTCTACGTTTCACAACGTAGCCACCAACCACTAACATTGCATACGAGCCCTTAGGAGCGACCCTTCGGACAAATACGCTACCCTTTCTTGTACCAACTAACTGATTGGTTTTGCAGTGAAGGACAGCACCACCTGTTTCCTTTCCATATGCTTGCGTTACCTTGCGGCGCTTGAGCACACGTTCTTTCCACTACTATCAGCTTTGCTGTTATCTCCGCCGGTCTTATGGACGAAGCGTACCTCACGGTACCAAGCAGGCTTGTCTAAATGAACTATTGCTAGCGGAGTTATGTAGGCATACCTCCTTTGGCTGTGTCACCACAGTTATTCTTCGTAAACTAGCAAGCTAGTCTACAGGATGTTAAACCACCCTTAAATTCTTATACAACTGCACACTATACAGGAATCGAACCTGCCTCACACTGCCATCGGCAATGCTGAATACCACATATCATCAGCGTGTACGTCGCTTTGATGTGCATGTGTATAAGAACTTCTTATACTGTAAATTTTTAAAGAACGTTGACTAACAGTCCTATGCTCGTGGATTATAGTCGTTACCACGTACTTTCAAGGATAGCAGAAGTGTTTTCTTTACAGCGAACAACTTTTCTGTTTTGTTAATTTCTTAACATGTATCTATTGTAGCAAACTTTTTAAGGTTTGTCAACAACTTTTTTAAAATTTATTGAAATGTTTTACTGCATGCTAGGGCCACTATCACTTACCGCGGAGTTGTGCGCCGGTCTGCTCCTTTAAAACACTTCAATAAAATTTAACTGGTGTAGCCATTGAGATTCGAACTCAACTAGTCTTGTCATTTTACAATGGGTAACGTTACTTCCCACCGCCGTATGCCCCTTGGATAATTACTTCCTACTCACATACGGGCACAGATTTGTCCCTAGACTAACCACATAAACTAATCAAGAGCTTGTAGACTAAACTACAATTTACCGGTTTCTAGACGAACTCTTAAACTTGGTGCCCCTAGAGAGAATCGAACTCCCGTCCTCGGATTACAAAACCGATGTTCTACCATTTAACTACAGGGGCATAATTTCATTTACGATAACTTCTTCCGTTACCTTTGTTCTTTGACTTATATGTATCAGTTTGACTATGACAATTTGGACATATAAGTCTTAAATTCTCTACTGCATTGTTTTGGTGGCGACCATCAATGTGATCACACTCCAATGCTAATACTTTTCCGTTGTGTTCACTAATTCCGCAAACAGCACATTTATATCCGTGTACCCCAGCAAGATGGCGTTTTGCCCATCTTGGAATCTGTGTACCCCAATCTTTGCCTTCTTCTAACCAGGCTCTTATCTTTTCATTGCTTTGGTAAACAGCTTGGCACTTATTATCACAATATTTGTTTGCATAACTGTAGCCTTTGAATGCATGTTCCTTGCCACAGTGTAAACAGTTAAAATTTTTCTTATCCATTTGGTAGAGTTCCTTATATCTTTATTTAGCTCTACCATTCACTATTGGTGCGGAAGGTCGGACTCGAACCGACACGCTCTTTCGAACCCGGACTTCTAAGGACCGGAAGTCTACCAATTTCATCACTCCCGCATAACTTGGTGCCCTGAGCGAGACT